GATGTACGAACTTCCAGAGCCACCACCTCCCGATTGATCCACAAAACTCAGATTCCCAGCACCATCGGTTTTCAGCACCTGATCTGCAGACCCGTCTGCCGTAGGCCAAGAAAGCCCGTCTAGGATGATTTTACCTGTAGTATCGGGAGTGATTGCGATGTCCCCTGCTGAAACCGACACAATGGACTGCCCATTGACATCTAAAGAACCACCGAGTTGCGGTGTCGTATCACTTACGATATCGGAGATCCCACCTGTTGCCGCTTCCCAAGCGACCCCACCTGTTCCATCTGCCGTCAGGACATATCCATCCGTGGCATCAGTTACCCCATTGTTTGATCCAAGATCAGCAGCATTGAGTGATGCTAAAGAAGTAACTCCAGTGCCACCGTTTGCCGTTCCAAGGGTTCCAGAAACCGTGCTGAGATCGTTGGTCTCTGCGGTGAGGTATCCAGAATCATTTGTCCACTGACTGATGTTCCCTGATTTGTTGGTCAGGGTTGCAGTGGAGGAAGCAGTAAGGTAGGTCTGAAGGTCACTGATCTGCGACTCGGTGATGCTCAGTGCGGCTTGATGTTGGGTGACGGAACTCTGCGTGATATTTGCGTCAGGGACGTTTGCCCAGACGACTGCAGCACTCAGATCGTTGGTCTCAGCAGTGAGGTAACTTTGCAAATCTGAAATCTGGGATTCTGTGATTGAGAGTGTACTGGTTGCAATATACTCAATATCTGTCGCACCAGAATTGACCGAGACCAACTTAGATCCATTCGTCGCCAGTGCTGGCAGAAGTGCCACTCTGGCTGTTGCTGCCGTACTTGATCCGGTTCCGCCATTTGCTATTGCGAGTGTGCCTGAGACATTACTCAGATCATTTGTTTCTGCAGTGAGATAGCCTGCATCGTTTGTCCACTGACTGATGTTCCCTGATTTGTTGGTCAGGGTATCTGTTGAGCTTGCTGTGATGTAGGATTGCAGATCAGAAATCTGAGACTCGGTGATCGTGGACTGAGTCGCTAGGGTTCCCAGTCCCAGAGTGGTGCGCTGTGCTTCCGCATCTACATCATCCAGTAAGGCCCTGCCAGCACTAGTCAGAGTTGCCACTGCATAGGTGTCACTGGCAGTTGTGTAAAGCATCTTGTCTGCTGCTGTCGTCAGTCCTGAGATCGACTGCAGACCAGCATCATACGCTTGCGTGTTCACACCGATCTGCAGACCTAAAGCAGTCCTGGCATCACTGGCAGTCGCACTGCCTGTCCCACCAGAGGCAACTGGGAGGGTGTCCGTTACGTCTGTCGTGAGATTGATCTGTTGAAGAGTGATCGCTTGACCGGAAAGAGTGAGGTAGTCCAAAGATCCTGACAGAGTCACCGGAGTCGAGTTATCAGTCCCACTGACATCGACCCCTAACGTGGTCCTTAGTGTTGCACCCGACTCAAACTGAAACTCTCCTGCTGTCGAGTTGTAGACCAGCAGAGCATCGTCTGTGAGTGCTGCCGTGTTTACATCAGAGAGTGTCTGAACCGTTGAACCTGGGAGGTCTGCAAATTTCCACTCTGCATCTGTGGCAGAGTATTTAAGGATCTGATTATCCGTAGGAGTCGAATCGTCATCTGTCAGCAGAATCCGATCAACCTGCACCTGCAGTGCAGTGTTGAGCTTGGCGTAAGATACGGACCCATCTGCTGGGTTGGTCGTGATCCCTGTCAAATCTGAATCGTCCGCTTTATCATCAAGGGCAGCCTGCAGTCCTGAGATATCTGAGATTGCTAGAGTGGAAGCTGACCAATTCTGACCGTTGAACTGCAGTACCTGGTCTTCTGCAGGAGTGGTATTGACCACGTTCCCCAGTTCCTCCAGATCCTGATCTGCAATCGCATCATTCAGAGTCTTTAGTTGGGTATCAATTTTGGTGAAATTTGTATTTAGATAACTTCCCCACTGATCATCATCAGAGCCAACTGTGGGCAGGTTGAGTGCGTAGTTCGTCGTAGTGGTTGGCATCGCTTAACTAAAGTAAGGAGGTGACGGGTTACTACAGTTCAGTGCTGGGTAGGGATAACGAACTCGGTATTTCACAAAATTAAATGCGCTTGTATCCCCTATCTGTCTATTAAATTTATTTTCTGTGTTATTAACCTGAGTCATTCGGAGGACCAGTCGAGTCGTGCTATCCACTGTGGAAGATCCAGTGTATTTTGCCTGCACGTCGGCAGTCGTCGAACCAGTAATAGTAGATCCTCGATCTTCTCCAGCAGTGTTCGTGCTGAACCTTACTGCTGTGTTTCCTACTGCCGTGTTACTGGTCAAATCACTGCCAGGTGCTCGATGCCCCCAGAAGGATTGAAATGATGTTGTAAGTGTCCCGTCATCAATCAGGCCCTGCAGAAAACTTCCCCAGTAGGATGATGTGGACTCAAATTCTGATTCATCAACACCTCCACCTATGGCAGTCGGAACTTTTGTGTAGTCTAGGAAGAAAACAGAAGATGATAGCTGGACCAGTTGTTTTTCCCCACTGCTCTGGGCAGCAGTTCGGGCATCAAGGATTGTTTTCGTCGCACAAGTGTCCTGCAGGGCGGAACTGAGATCCGTCTCCGCTTGGGTAACGATAATGTCCAAAGCATCGACCTTATCATCGAGAAAATTCACAAAGGTAGTGAAGTCCCCACTGGAAAAGAACGTCTCGATCTCACTGGCTGTTTCTGGTGGAGAGATCCCTAGTGCAGTCAGTTCGGTGTTGTACGCAGGCCAGGTGCTGACGGTAGAGTAGTCCCCACTGTAAGGGTCAGGGAGAATGCTCGACGTGTTGGTGTTGGTCTGAGCAATATCCCGATCAATCTGGGCCAATGTCGAACTACTGCCAACCCCTGCAGCATTCACACGATCCGAAAGGTTCTTCAGTTTGGTCTCCAGCCCCTGGAAATACGTCAATAAAATATCACCGTAGGTTGTATTGTCTTCGTTGACCGTAGGGAGCTCGAGGTCCGTATAGTACGCACTAGTTTGCGGCATTACGGAACTCCTAGTGCGGATTCTGCTGCCGTTTTTGCTGCGGCTGCATCTGTTTTCGCATTACGAGCATCATCTGCGAGAGATCCTGATGTCCCTACTGCTCCGACAGTTGTTTCCAGAGTTGAGACCCGGCTCGTCAGCGTGGTCAGCGTGGTGTTAATTGATTTGTTGGCTACTGAGATTGCTGTTTCACTGTTTGTTTTTGCAGTGCTCGCATTTGTGCCGGCCTGGGTGAGGTTGTACGCCAAGCTCGGAGTTACGGAGTCACTAACCTCCCCCAGAATCTGATCAACCGTGTATGTCTCATTCTCGAGGCTCTGGAAGGCTGCGTTGAGCTTGGACCCCCAGGAATCCCGATCTTTGCCAACCTCTGGGAGTGTGATCCCGTAATTTGCCGAGGTCGGTGGACTGTCTGTGATTGCCATCAATTATCCTTAGATTTTGCTGTCCACTCTTCTAGTGTTGTATCTGGCTTTTTGGCCCAGATCTCCTGAGTTGTGTCAACCTGCTTTGTCCAATTCCCAACCACATTCGGGATCTGCTCAAAAATCACTTCTCGGACGTAAGGACCAATCCCATAGCGTTTGGTCCCGTACCTGGTGAACTGGGCCATCAGGCCTTGAGCCGAGAGGTTAGCGTACTACCAACCGGCCGAAACCCGAGCCGGTGTCTGGATCCCTTTACTCGCCTTCTGTCGTCTGCAGCCTGGATCTCTCCAGTAGCCTGGTTGGCCAATTGGCCCCAGACTGGAAGCCGCTCATCCTCTCCGAGAAAAGGAGTTGCTGCTACCAAGGAATGATAGAGATAAGCATCAGGAGCCTGGGTGAGTAACCAATTGCTCGTGTTGCTGGCCGATAGGGCTGGGACCTTTGCGTAGTAGTTCATCTCATACGTCTGGCTCTCTGAGGGAGCCGGGAGGATCCGGAGGTTGTCACCGTGGTAGACGTAGTAACGAGCTTGCTTGTCTTCCAGGCTGGCAATGAAGTTCGTATCGTTGACCTCGTCCATCTGGTGTGCAGCAATCTCAATCAGGTCTCGCTCCTTTGGGGAGATGAGCCTCAAAGACTTGAACTCGAGAAAGTCACTCGGGAGCGTGATGTAGTTATCGGAGCTCGTAAGCTGGCTCCTGGTGTACTGCGAGGAGGTCCTCAGCACCCGGTTGAGCCGGGCTTCGGCCAGTTGCACAAAGGTGGGAGCGTATGTCGTCAGATCGCTACGATTGAGCCAGGTCCCAATATTGGTCAGGAGCTCGCTGTAGGTGTTCATACTCTACCTTCCCAGACCCTGAAACATTTATTGCTTGGATCGTTCAGCCACTTCTTGAGTGCCTTCGGATCGTTGAGAGAACCATCTCGAAACATCTGATCCGCTACCGCTGCAGGAATGTGAGCCACCGGTCTCATCGAGCTCTTCATATTAACGTTCTCTCGATCGAACTTGGCTTGCTTGATCAAGGGCTCGAGGTCCTCTCGAATGACGTAGTGGATCTTCGACTCGTCAGCCGTCTCGCTAACGACTTCCTTCAGTACATTCCCAGTGTGGTCTAGTATCGTTCTATGTATCATAATGTAAATGCCCGAGATTTGACCCTCGGGCAGATAGGTTATGTGGTTAAGTCAGTGATCAGACCGTGGGCCTGGCTGTTGTCTACCTGAAGTCCAAACTCAACGAGTATCTGGCGACTAGTCGCATCTCCAATTCTCGAAAGTTCGAAAGTGGTATAGTTGCGAAGCATCGCCAAGCGGTAGTGGCTGGGGTCTAAAATGTAGATGTCCTTGTTTGCATCTGCCGCTGCACCTTTGCCCAACGTCCGACAAGGAACTACCTTTATGTCGCCAAAGTCAGAAGCGTAGATTGAAATCGGACTTCCAACTGTACCTTTTTGCACCATCTCCCGAGTGTTGGTTCTCCCGGTAAAGGCTGAGATATCCACTTTATGACCTGGAGACACAAACATCATCGTAGGATCCCCACCATTATCATAAATGGATTCCATCACCCCGTTGATCTGGGCCTCGGAGACCGCTCTGGTGGTCCCAGAACGAGTCCAGGTGTCACTACCGTCACCGGTTGCTGCCGTGGATCCTGCATCTGCATTTGAGTTGAACTTTGCAGTGTCAGAGAACCAGGTGATCAGCGTAGCGGTCTGACGAGCCGTACCAGCAGCACCAACGTTTTTGGCCTTGTTTCTGGTAATTGCGAACTCGACATCTCGCTTGAGCTCCTTGCTCTTCCGGGCCATCTGATGACCCATTTGACTGCTCTTCGTAAAATTGCGAAGGGCCTCTTGGGTCCCTGTCGTCGTGGCGTTCCTGGAAAGGATCATCGCTACGTTGTTTGAGCGGCTGGTTAGAGAGCTCGCTGCACGAGTCGTCTCATCGCCTTCCAAGACCGCTGTATCATCACGATCGCTTAGAGTCTCCTGCACCCACTCGAATAGCGTATTATGTATCGGTCTGCTTTTGCCTGCTGCAGACACGATGGGCACATCGCTGGGGTCTAAATTGTACAAAATTGTACTAACGTCTTCAGGGTGTTCTGATCCACCGGTTGCGGCCTTGGTCGCGTAGGTGGTTACTGCATTACTGATAACTGCCATAATAATAATCCTAATTATTACGATTACCCTTCCAGGGTAAAATTTTTAGCCAAACATCTCATCGAATAGCTGGGCAGCGTCATCCATCGATCCCGACTTGGCAAAACGCTTGTGTGCGTTGCTGGGTCCTCGCCCCTCGGGCTTGTAGGATCGTCCTCGTTTTGCTGCTGGCTTCGAGGTAGATGCCTTTGTTTGTTTCTCTACCTGTTTGGACCCCTGGGCAAACTGCCAGGATTTTCTCAGAGCACTGACGATTCGGGCATCATAGGCTTGCCGAATATCCTCGTCAGAAAACCCGAGTTCCTTGACTGCAAACTCTCTGATCGCAGCCTTTTCGGCCTTTGCAGTGTCTGGGTCTCTCCACTCTGGGATGAGCTCTGTCAACAGTTGACGCTGTCCCTCCAGGGCTTGAGCGAACTGGTGTTGCTGCATCCTCTCCTGTTCCGCTGCGACCGCTTGCAGTTCTCGAGCTCTGATGTCTCGCTGCGCTTGTCGATCTCTCGCTAACTCTCTCTCCCTTACCCAGGCAATCGGGTCCTCGTCGTAGAGACGCTGCCAATCAATATTGGGTTCTGGGATCTCTGGCTGCTGTTGCAGCCTCTGAGCAATCTGCTGAACCGCTTGGATTTGTTGAGCATATTGCTGCTCAAGTTCCTCGACCGCTCTGCGCTGCTCGGCAATCGCCTGAGTCTTCCGGGTGTAGTCGCTCTGTCTTGAGTAGCCGTTGATGAGCTCGTCCAGGCTGACCTGGATTTCATCATCACCTACCTTGACTGTGAAGAGCTCGTCCCCATCTTCCTCATCTTCCTCAACTTCGTCAGAGTCCTCGGGCTGGTCCGCCTCGTCCTCTTCTACTTCTTCCTCTTCGGTTTCCTCAGCAGCCGGTTCGTTGACTGTTTCTTCTGTATCTTCCGGAGGAACATCTCCGATCAGAGCACTGAATGCCTCAGCGGCTTGTTCCTGCTCTAATACTACATCTTCCATTTACTACCGTTTCTTGCGTGTTGCTTTGGTTGTAGGCTCCGCTTGCGGGAGGTTGGCCTCCGCTCGCTTGCCTCGGTTTATCATCACATCAAACTGCTCCTGGAGCAGACGGTGTGACCTCAAAAGTAGATACGCTGCTTCTCGCTCCTGGGTGTTCTCCGGAGCACTCCACCGAATGATTCGTAACTGTTCCTCTTCCATTCGGGCGAATGCTTCCCGCACCGCTTCAGAGGCTAATAACTCTCGGGCTTGTAGTCCTAATTCGATTGTTTTTTGCTCGTTGTTCATAAATTGAAATTACTTAGATTATTTTTTAAGGGCCAAAAAGAAGAGAGCGGAGAGAAGAGATGTCTGAAGCGGGGAGGTCTATGTTGAATGCGTCAGTAGGGGATAGTGACGCAATCTCATCTAATAAGCCAGCGAACCGTCCACGGGATGCAGGTGGGTTGCTACGTCCCACTGCCCCTGGATCATTAAGTCGGTTATCTGCTCTGGTTGGAACCGATTCAGAAGCTCGTCTAGCCCGTCTAACAAGACTGCTACTTGCTGATCTGTCGATGTTCTCAACTCTTCCTGCAGAACCGATTCGACCCTGTTCAAAAAAAGTTCTGACTGGGTTTTGTCTAACATCTGGATCTCCGGTGTATTTCATTACAACGATCTCAGGCATTCCCTGAGATTCATCCCAACCTGTACTTTTCCAATAGTCTACCAGATCGTCAACTTCTTGTTTAGTATAAAATTCTTTGTTAAACGGAATTCTTTCGACTACTTCGAAACCAAATTTTTCATAAGTATCAGGAAGAAATCCTCTGGGGTTTTTTGCCGTTGGAACCGAGAAAGCATCAAGAACATTCCCACCTTGCCGTAGTGCTTCTAACATTGTGCCAGGACCTGCAACTCCTCTCGCACCTTTTTCATTATTAAAGACACTAACAATGGCAACATCATCATTCGCAAACAGTGGGTTCTTGAGCCCATACTCGCTGTTGTAGTTTGTCTCTCGCTTTAATCCAAACCCAATTTTCCCGTTCTCTCCCAAAGAGTACAATGACATCTTCCCAGACCTGATCATCTTGTTCAGATCCTTCATAGTCATTCTTCCGTTCTGTCCATCATACCGAGTCAAAGTAGAAGAAGCTGGAGATAGCGTCAATTCACGATTAAAGTCTGCAGCGCCTTTCGTCTGCTTGCCGCTCATCACTCGCCAGTTGCCTAGCCCTGCATCTGTCGCTAATCGTGCCTGTCTTGGGGATTGAATATACTGAAACGGTTGAGAGCGAATAGAGGAGGCTATCTCTGGAGTGATCGTTTGCAGTGGGTAGTCTCTTGATCCAAACACATAATTGATATCCCTCTCTGGCATTCCTGCCGCTCGTCGTGAGCCATAAAACTCAGGGTACAATGACTCTGATTTTACTGGAGCAGCAAATCTTCCTACCACCTCACCAGCAAATGTTTTTGTGTATGATGGATGCTCCCCTAGTACATCCTTGCCCATCTCGAGAGGGATCAGATTCCCATCTGCATCACGATACGGCTTCATCACCAACATCGGTTGGTGTCTCTGTGCTCCAGCAAATTCATCACTTAAAGTATCTCGAACAATTTTTGCCGCTGGAGAGCCTGCGTCAGTGGCTTTAGCAGACTGCAAAGTCTTTAAAATTTCTGCACGTTTATCAAAGCTCAACTGATCAGTAATCTTGAACACATCAGGATTCTGCAACCCTGGGAACTCTGGTACTTTTTTCTGAATCAAATCGTCTAAATCTTTTATTTGTTCAGAAGTCAATCGGTTGTCTCGCACATATGCGGCCAACTGCTTCAGCGTAGCATTCATCACAGACTGGTTGGACTGATGACTATCTGGGTTCATAGCGTGGACTGTAATATAGTCCGCCTTTTTCCCTTGGCCACCTACTAAATCACTTTTCCTTGCCGCCCAGATTGCTTCAGCCGGTTTGCGAGGCTGACCCACCTCCTGCATAAATGTTGGGACTGGCAAATCCCTAGTCTGTGCTTCTGCAATCTTTGCTCGCTTCTGAGGATCGAGAGACTGAGCAACTCGACCTTCCTGCACAACATACTCAGGGCCTCCCAATAAAGGCTCTGGGGCATCAATCTTAGAACTGCCAACCCCTGTGAAATATCGACTTCCTGCAGTCAGATCTGCTTCTATTGGGGCAATCGTCTTCCCAATATGCTCAGAAGGGTTAAATATTGGCACATCTTTAAAACTGCCTCCTAATTTGCGAACTTTTTTTGGCCTTGCAGCCTTGCCAACCTTTGTTGCCTTGGTTGTGGCTCCCATCCCAGCACTGGCGATGTTGTCGAGGTAACGCTGATACTCAGGCTCCTGGAGCATATTGCGGAAACGGTCCCCAGCCGTTGCGAACGGAGTGACCGGGTACTCCTTACTGAACTCCCCAGCCCGGTAGGCGTTTACTGCTGGAGACATCTCCATCCCCAGGTCTGTCAGAAAACTACCAAGGGCTGCTAGTGGATCGCTGCGCTCCTCAACCGGTCGTCTACGAGCTCCGTAGCGTGTTCTGGCCATCAGTTCATCCCTGGCTGTGGTTGTAGTCTCTGCTCATACTGCTGGGCCTCTGCAGCCTCAGTGATCTTGGAAAGTTCCCGATTGCGGGAAAGCATCTGGTAAATGGGCGTTGGATCAATTGGCACTCCGTGCTTGAGCTCGAGCTCGCGGATCTTGAGGAACAAATCAATCTCCTGCTGATCACGCTCCCGGTCGTCCTTGCGCTTCATCTCGACCTGGCGCTGGATCACGTCCATTTGTTTCTTCTGGACCTCTGCCTCTGCCAACATCTGCTCTGGCGTTTTCTCAGGCTCCTCCGGAGGTTGCTGTGCCATCGCCTGCATCGCTTCGGTTGGATCGTTCCAGAGACGAGCTCCATCGTGGATCCCCTGGAGCTCCAGCATCCTGAGCATCGTCTCCCGCCACTGCTGGAGACTCGTCAGTGGGTTGTCCTGGACCCCAAGCAGTTGGATCACCTTCTCCTGTTCTGCCAGAATCATCTGGTAGGTGGCAATCTTGCTCTGGGTGTCCAAGCCTCCCAAGGGAAGGGACACTCGAGCACTCATCTTGGGCCACTGAGTGGGATCTACCGGGACATACTGCCCTCGGATCAGGTAGATGTCCTCTGCACTACCGTGGTAGGTGGCTAGCCTCAGAATTTTCTCATACATCGGACGCATACCGGTTTCAGCCAGGTTGCGAGCAATCAACTCCAACCTCGCCTCGGCTGCTCCTCGTTGCATCTCTACCGCTGCTCTTGTTGTGCTCTGGAGATGTTCTGCTTCCAAACCCTGTGAGGCGCGACTGATCCCGGTTCTACTCTCTGCAATCTTGTCCAGGTACTCCAACATCGGGAAGACCTGGCTCCCAACATTCGGGACCTCGATCTGCTGAATTGCTCCTAGCTGCCGCATCGGAATCAGAGCTCCAATCGACGTATCCTGCAGATCGTCCACGTCCACTGCCGCTTCCAAGTAGCCGAGGCGCGGATTTACAGCCAGCGCCAAGGCATCAAGCTGAGATCTCAGCAGGGCCGAGCGGATCCGTTGCAGATCTCCAACCTCGTCATACAAACTGGTCCCTTCCCAGGAATGCGGGAGAGGCTGCATCCTAAACAGGATAAACGGATGCTCATCAACCGGTTCGTTGTTGATGATGTTGTGACTGGTTCCCGCTGTGCAGATCTTGCGGAGCTCACGCTTCCCATCACCATCGACATCTACGCGAACATAGCTCTCAGTGTAGATGATCTCCCGGTTCGAAAAGTCAGAGTCGTCTTCCTGGACAAAGCGGTGGCTCGGGTTACGGAGGAGCCACTCCTCATTTGATTTGTACTCCTGGTCTGGCCCAACGTAGTCCTTGAAACTCTCCAGCGGATAGCCCATCTCGACGAGGTCCGAGACCCTCAAGTGCTGTCGTCTTGCCACCAGCTTGCAATCATTCTCATCTGTTGCGTACCGATCAATCAGGAACTCCTCCGGAGGGACACTCTCGATCACGATCTCGCTTGTCATCTCGGTCTTGGCCAAGTCCAGGTCAAAAGTCCCATCCTCATTCTGCTGGGAATTGACAATCTGCCACTGACCCTGCTGCTGAATGTACGCTAGAGCATCTGGACCCACAGAAGAAAGCTCTCTCGTCTGGGTGCTCGATCGCTCATCGTGATAGACCTGGGCTACTCCGAGACCCTTGATCAGTGCATCCTGGAGCACGTCACTCATCACCAGGTAGCCGTTGTTCTTGTCCCGGAACAAATAGTTGACGTAGTCGGTTGCCTGTTCTGCGAAAGGCACGTCCTGGAGTTTGCGAGGTGTGAAGGAAATTGCCTTCTCTGATCCAAAGAAGATCCGCATCAAGGCCGGTAAGACCTGGTTGACCGAATCGTGTAGAGACCGATCAACAATCTGAGATCTGCCATCTTCCTCTGGAGGAGAATGACCCGACTCGTTGAACGGATGTCCTAACCAGTACCGCATCGCCTCAGCCC